CAGCTACTTTAACTTCTCTACCATTAACTTTAGGTAATTCTATTCTACCTTGTTTAGATAATAATCTAATTATTCTTTTTAATAATGGGTGGATAAGTTCAGATTGTAGTCTACCAAAAGAGGAACCTATTTGTCTAGATAGATCTGCCATTCTTTCAGAAACTTCTGTTGCTGTCATTGGTGTACCTTCTGGTCTACCAAGAGTTTCCATGTATAAAGCTTTTTTAATATTCTGCCTCATATCTTGTAATACTAATTGTGCTACATCAAAATTAGATGCTGCAGGAATAGGACTTAAACCTCTTGATCCCGGAGCTACTGGTATTAAAGATCCAGGTACTAATGAAATATTATCTGGATTAATTACTCCATCATCTTCATAAGTATATACTCCAGATACCGACATCTGTGCATTTTGTAATATTAATTCAATTGTAAGATTACAAGTTTTAATAGCACCCATTGCATTAAAAATTGGTCCTCTACCATAAACTTCACCAGATGCTTTGTTCCATCTAAATACTAAATATGGATTAGCACCTTCACCTGTATATTCTTCTTCAAAAATAACTGCTTTAGCATCTTGCATTACTACACAATATTTAAACTTCTCTACATTTTCTTCATACACTTTGTAGATAGCTTCTATAATTGTACAATCTTTTTTCATTTTAAATGGATCAAAATTTTCTGGTATAATAGCTTTAGGATATAAAACAGATATATGTTCTGGCTTAACTACTCTAGTTCTATAGACTGTATCTATTCTACCATCTGGTCCATTCATTAAACAAATTTTTGGTAATGGTACTGCTGTAAATTTTATAGGATTAACTGCATCACCTTCTTCTACAAGCATACACCCAGTACCTACAGCTAGATCCATAAAACATTCATGTATCTCTTGATTGAAGTTTGAGTTCTGTAATACTTCAAATACATAATCTGTTATTGCATCTAATGATTTATTTATTTCTGGTTTTTGTTCTTGTGGTATTTCAACACCTGCTTGAAAGTCTGCCCATCTAGCAAATGTAGGAACAATACCTGCTTGTAATCTAGATGCAAATTCTTGTACACCTACTACTGCTGTTTCATCAAATATCTTATCAGTTCTTTTTTGTCCTGGCGATTCTTCGTAAAAAGATTCTCTATTAGGTAAGCAATACTCATATGCTTCTTCAAACTTCTCTCTCCAATGATCTTTAACAGATACAGCTTCTTGATATTTTTTTAAAATAGCTGTTGCTTTATCTTTTGAATCTTCGTAATGCATTTTGTATTACCCTATCTATTTTTAAAATTAGTTCATTAATAAACTGATATTTTTTTCTAATTTTATTTATTATTTTCATTTTCTATACCTTTTTGTTTTTGCTGCAACCCCTTTTGGTTGTTTAACAAATTGTTTACCTTTTTTAAACCCTTTTGCTTTAGCTTTGTTAGTAGCTGCTTTTTCTTTCGCAGAAAGAGCTTTCCAAGCTTTGTCTGGAAGATAACGTCTTTTACCTTCTGACTTCTTACCACTGCTCGTTCTCCACTTCTGTTTGCTCCATTTCGAAAGCTTGTTTGATTTTGACTTAGA